CGCTCGGAAGATGCGAAGCTCTTCGCGTCGATCGACGTGTACGTCTCGGACTTCGGCGAACTCCGCGCCGTCCCGAACCGCTTCTCGCGGGCTCGTGACGTGTGGGTCCTGCAGCCGGACAAGCTGGCGCTCGCGTATCTCCGTCCCTTCCGTTCGATCGAAATCGCCCCAACCGGCGACGCGATCAAGCGTGAACTGGTGGTCGAGTACACGCTCGAGTGCCGCGCCCCCAAGGCGCATGGCGCGATCTACGACGTTCTGTAACCCACGGGGGGCTTCGGCCCCCTTCTTCTAGGAGTGACTTATGGGTTACGAGCTTAAGCAAACCGACACGGGCGGCGTTCAGTTTTGGGAAGACGTCAGCGGCTCCAAGGCTGCGATTGTCCAATCCCTGAACTGGGCTGTTGCCCGTGGCGCGACCAACACCGTGACGGTGGGCTACCTGCCGGCCAACGCGAGAATCATTGGGATCTTCGTGCAGAACGCGGTCGTATCCAACGCCACCTCTACGGCCACGGTCTCGGTCGGTCTGTCGGGTGGTTCGGCGACGTTCTTCAGCGCCGCTCAGGACGTGAAATCGGCAATCGGGAACTTCTCGCAAGCCGCTACCGCGAATTGGGCCGTGTCGTCGTCGTCGCAGACGCTGACCTGCACCTACACGGAGACGGGAACGGCCTCAACGGCCGGAACCAGCTACGTGTCGGTCAACTTCGTCCAGAACTGACCCCGCCCCCTTCGGGGGGCATCTCTTTTGTCGCGGCTAGGGTAGCTCCCGAAAAGAGGTTACCTAGACCTCCTGCCACGGCAATCCTTGCACATCGCGGCTCGCAAACGCGAGCCATTTACTAGTTGATCTCTCACCGCCGAGAGGCGTCGGAGTTTTTATGGCAAAGCCTTTCACGGGCTATCCGCTGGTCAACGCCACGGGCGTCTCGATCACCACGAGCGGCACGTCGGCATCCACGACGCTCCCGAACGGCGCTGACGGCACGATCCCCAAGTACGTCCGCCTTGCTGCTACCGCGGCCGCGCACGTCCGATTCGGGAAGACCTCGGCCACTGCGGTCACGACGGACATCCTGATCCAGCCGGGCGACGCCCAGATCGTTGCGGTCCCGGGCGGCACAGACACTGTCGCGGCGATTCAGAACGCCGCGGCCGGGAAGGTCGTCGTCACCCCGCTCGAGAACAGCTAAGTGGAGCGGCAGGCGACGGGCCTTGCGGGCATCGAGACTATCTCGACCCTGCAAGACGGTGACCTCATCACCGGGACCATTCAGGACTGCGATCCGATCCTCGAGGACGCCAAAGCTCGTCATAACGAGGGCATGCACGGCACGTCCGACATGAAGCACGCCGCACGGCTCCCGCTCGTTGCGGTGGAGTCGTACTGCAACACGAACGGGATCACGCTGGACGAGTGGATGTCGAACCCCGTCCACATCAAGCGGATGTTGAGTGATCCGGGGCTCTCTGGCTTTCGTATCTGGTCAGGTGCAGTGTGAGCATCACGAACTACACGGAGCTGCAGACGGCGGTCGCCAACTGGCTGCACCGCTCGGACCTGTCGGCAGTCATCCCTGACTTCATCACCCTCGCGGAGACGAGGATGAACGGCGACCTGAAGTCGCGCTCGATGGAAGTCCGGACGACGCTTACGTGTGTCCCCGCTTCCGATGTGACGGCCCGATATGTCGCGCTCCCCGCGGACATGCTGGAGATGCGCCGGCTCACGCTCATGACGGAGCCTGCGGTCACGCTCGAATACATGAGCCCGGACGAGATCAACGAGGAAATGCCCTTTCTCCTCGCCGCGGACCGGCCTACGCGGTTCACGGTCATCGGCGGGAACGTCGAGTTGTCTCCCCCTCCGGACAGCAACTACCCGCTGGAGCTCATCTATCTGCAGCGGATTCCGCCGCTCGCGAGCAACCCTACCAACTGGCTTTTGACGGCGAACCCCAATGCTTATCTTTTCGGGGCTCTTCTGGCTTCAGTTGCTTACACGCAGGACGACTCCCGAGCAACCCTGTGGGAGCAGAAGTACCAGCAAGCGATAGCGACGACGAATGCGATCGACTGGTATTCGGGCTCGACGCTGAGGGTGCGCGCTCTGTGATTACGATCCCCTCATCGGGGGAGTTCGGATACATCTCCGACGCTGCCCCGCAGGAGCTTCCGCCGAATGCGTGGAGCTTCGTCCGGAACGCCCGCTTCAGGAACGGCTACGCGGAGCGCGTCAAGGGAACCACGCAGGTTCTCAACACGCCCACCTTCACCCCATACTTCATCACCCCGTACCGCTCGGCGTCGAAGTTTTGGGTCTATGCGGGGCTGACAAAGATCTACTGCGACGACGGGGCGACGAAGACGGACATTTCTCCGTCCTCCACCCCTGCCGGGGCGATCGACGACCGGTGGACCGGTGGCGCAGCATCGGGTGTTCTAGTCCTGAACAACGGTCACGACCAGCCTATCTATTGGGGCGGGAACACCGGAACTCCGTTCAACACCCTGACGGGCTGGGACAGTTCGTGGCGCGCGGCGTCGCTGCGGCCGTTCAAGAACTATCTCGTTGCCCTCGACGTCACCAAGTCGAGCACCCGCTACGGGTCGATGGTGAAGTGGTCCGCGGCGGCGGTTCCCGGCTCTCTGCCCTCCTCGTGGGACGCGACGGACGCGACCAAGGACGCGGGCGAGCAGGATCTCGCCGAGACGACTGACTTCCTCGTTGATTCGCTGGCTCTCGGTGACATCAACGTCATCTACAAAGAGCGCTCGATGTACGGCATGCAGTACATCGGGCAGCCCTTCATCTGGCGCTTCTTCCGGCTGCCGGGAGAAGTGGGGATGCTTGCGCGCGGCTGTGGCGTGAACACCCCGAAGGGCCATGTGGTCCTGACTGCGGGGGACCTCATCCTCCACAACGGGCAGGGGCCGCAGAGCCTGCTGGAAGGCCGGATGCGTCGGTGGCTGTTCAACAACCTCGACCAGACCTACTTCGGCCGTTCCTTCCTCTGCATCAATCCCACGGTCAATGAGGTGTGGGTCTGCTTCCCGAGCAGCGGGGCGACTAGCCCCAACCTCGCCCTGACGTGGAATTGGGACTCCGATGTCTTCGGGGTCAGGGAACTCCAGAACGCGACCTATGGTGCCACCGGGGTCGTCGTCACTGCTTCCGATTCCACGTGGTCGGGGGACGCCGGGACGTGGGACAGCGATACGACGGTGTGGGACATGGGCGACTTCGCATCGAACGAGGCGAAGCTGCTCCTCACTCAGACCGATCCGATCATTGTTCAGGCAGAGACGGGCGGAGGGTTCAACGGCTCGACCCCAAACTGCACGCTCGAACGTACAGGACTGGCCTTTGACAAGCCGGATGTGGTCAAGACGGTTCGCTCCGTCATCCCGCGCTTCGACGCCTCCGGGGGAACGGTCCTGAGCATTCAGGTCGGTGCGCAGATGGACGCCGAGGGTCCTGTGACCTGGTCGCCTGCCTTCACCTACACGGTGGGGACGAGCCGCAAAGCGGACTGCTTCGCCACGGGGCGCTTCTTGGCGTTCCGGATCACGAGCGCGACGGTCCAGCCCTGGCGGCTGAAGAGCTTCGATATGGAAATTACCGAGCATGGACTTTATTAGCTTCGATGCCGAGAAGGACGCCCGCTTCTACTTCGCGGCGGGTGTCTGTGCCAAGCAATTCAGGCTCCCTGCTGACTCGGTGATCCTGAAGCACGCGCACGACTACGACCACATGAGCATTCTGGCTGCGGGGAGGGTCGCGGTGACGCTTCCCCACGAGCAGCAGATTTACGACGCCCCGGCCTGCATCGAAATCAAGGCGGGGGCGGTTCACCAGATTCAGGCCCTCACGGATGCCGTGTGGTTCTGCATTCACCCGGACAAGGAATAGAGATGCCTATCGGATGGGGCGCACTGATCGGCGGGGGGCTGTCTCTCGTCGGCAACTTGCTCGGCGGGAGTTCTTCTCCCAACTCCGCGACACAGACGATCCGAAACACGATCGACCCGAACCTTGTTCCGTACCTCTACGGGGACGGGACTGGCGGTCTGCTCGGGAACGTCGCGGCTCTCTACAACCAGCAGATGCAGAGCGGTG